CTGGTTTTACTTATTATGTTGCAAGTGTTACTGGAGTGGACACGTTTACACTTGCGTCTACACCGGACGGGTCCGCAATCGCCACAACGAGCGCAGGCAGCGGAACGCACACAATTCAGACTTGTCCATGGATTCGATACGGTAGCGCAACCGCAACTCCTCCCGCGAAGGACGATTGGGCATACATCGCAAGCGGTTCATACTCACAAAACTACAACGCGGTGGAAATGAATGTTGGCCACCCTCTATGGGATACAAACCTGACTCTGTGGCATCGCGTAAGATACGGTACGTTCACGGCAGCAGGAGGATCGTTTCAGGCGCGTTCGCGTGCCTATGACGGCAGCCCGGTGTACGCAAGCGGTTCTGTGCAGAGCACGCAGGGCGCAGCGTATTCGTTCGGTACTTACGAGTATTCGTTCAGCCTAACGGGGTCACCCGAAACCATGCACTCATCATGGAGCGGCGGTGCTGGCGGCGCGGTCGGCCCGTGCGCGATCCATTCACACACCATCTACTGCAAGCGCAAGGGTTGGTCCGTGACGAGTCACGGGTATATGGCTGGCTACGACAGCGCGTCCATCAACCAAGTTGTCTCGTCTATCGGTTCAACTTTGTTGCAAACCCACCTGCAAGAGTTGCGTGAACGGCAAATTGCGGCTGGGGGAAGTGGTCGGGTGTTGTTGGTGACGCATAGCGGAATCAACGGCAATGAGTCTGCCAATGCGTGGACATCGTGTCACTCCTCAATCTGGAATACATACAAGACGGCGTGGGCCGCGCTGGGATATCCAGCGTCTGATCTTGCCATCGTGTCGTTTGTTGGTGTTCCTGCCAACGCAGCCGACACTAGTAATACCGGGTCAAGCGGAAATCTTGTTGCAGTCCGGGCGGCAGCGAATCTTTTGCCGCAATCCAATCCCGACATGACGGTCATTGATATCAAGAAACTGATGCCGTACTCCCGTGCATTGATTGGTGTTGGCAACGGTCGCTCGTATTACCAGCGGACGAACAACCTGCCAAATGCCGGATCGGACGTCACCGTCCACCTGTCAGGTGGGATTTATACGGGATCAACTAGAGATACATCGGACGGGTATACGGTCGTGGCACATGAAATTCTTGCCGTGTTGCAATCAATCGTGTAAAGATTACCCCCATGAACAAAGACATCCTTGAAGCAATCCACTCGGCTCTTGCTCAAGAGTTGCTGCGAAAGATCCAGAACGGGGATGCGACCCCCTCGGATCTTAGCGTTGCCCGTCAGTTCCTCAAGGACAACGGCATTGATGCGGCTCCTGATGCCTCGCAGCCCATGCTGAATCTCGCCAAGATCATGCCCTTTGACGAAGAAGAAGCCGCTTGAGTGAACTAGAACGCAAACTGAAGGACTTCAGGAACTTCGTCTATCTGGCGTGGGACCATCTTGGGCTACCAGAGCCCACCCCTATCCAGTTGGACATCTCCAAGTACCTACATAAGGGCCCCCGTAGGCGTGTCGTACAGGCATTCCGTGGGGTAGGCAAGAGTTGGCTTACTAGTGCCTATGTGGTCTTCAGGTTGCTGCATGATCCCAAGTTGAATGTGCTGGTGGTGTCTGCCTCAAAGCAACGAGCAGATGACTTCAGTACCTTTACCCTGAGACTGATCAACGAAATTCCCATTTGCCAGCATCTCCGGCCTAGGGATGATCAGCGTAACTCCAAGATTGCCTTCGATGTGGGCCCTGCTCCGGCCTCTCAGGCCCCTAGTGTTGTTTCTAAGGGAATCACAAGCCAGATCACGGGCAGTCGTGCTGACCTGATCATTGCCGACGATGTCGAATCGTTGAATAATTCTGCGACTTTCCTGATGAGGGACAAGTTGCAGAGTGCCATTGCTGAGTTTGAAGCAGTTCTCAAACCCGGAGGGGAGGTGATCTATCTAGGTACGCCGCAGACCGAACAGTCGATCTACCACGGTCTGCATGAAAAGGGCTATGACACCCGTGTCTGGCCCGCTAGGTACCCCGATTCCCGCCTCAAGACGGCCTTTGGGGACAAACTGGCTCCCATGCTTCGGGATGGCGAGGAAGGCGGCCCAACGGATCCTAGGCGGTTTAACGCCATGGACCTGATGGAGCGTGAAGCCAGTTACGGACGCACCGGGTTTGCCCTCCAGTTCATGCTGGATTCGACCCTGAGTGACGCAGACAGGTACCCGCTCAAGTTGAGCGACCTGATTGTCTTTGGTCTGAACCCAGAGAACGCTCCTGAGAAGCCTGTCTGGGCTATGAACCCCAGCAACATCGTCAAGGACATTCCTTGCGTTGGGTTTAATGGAGATCGGTACTACAGCCCCATGGATATGCAGGGCAAGTGGGTGCCGTATTCGGGCAGCATCATGGCTATTGACCCCTCGGGTCGTGGCGATAACGAGACTGCTTATGCGGTTGTCAAGATGCTGAACGGATTTCTGTATGTCACGGACGCTGGTGGCTTGACTGGAGGTTACGACCAGACAACCATGGAGCGTCTGGTTGGTATTGCCAAGACCCAAGCGGTGAACAAGATCATCGTGGAATCGAACTTTGGCGACGGTATGTTTACCGAACTGCTGAAGCCGTATCTGATGAAGTCGTACCCCTGCACGGTTGAAGAGGTGCGGCATAACACCCAGAAGGAACGCCGGATCGTTGACACCTTGGAACCCGTTATGTGCCAGCACAGGCTGGTCATTGACACCAATGTGATCCGGTCTGACTATGAGTCAACCAAGAAATACGCCTCAGAGAAGGCACTTCAGTACAGCCTGCTGTGGCAGATGTCACGAATTACCCGGGTCCGCAAGGCTTTGGCCTACGATGACCGACTGGATGTTCTGGCAATGGCCGTGGGGTTCTGGACTGAAATGATGGCTCAGGATGCCCAGAGTAAGATTACTCAGCGTCGTGAGGAAGAGTTGGATCGTGAACTAGAACGGTTTATGGAACACGCTGTCGGGCGTAAGCCCAGAGGTGACACATGGATGAGCCTGTGACTGAGTGGTCTTTGAACCTGACCCATAAGGCTTGCAGAGTTCTGCTTTCTTACGAGGATCACCTAAGAAGCGAACGCTCCCTAAAGGCATCAACCAAGTTGGCTAAGGCTATGCGTGAGTTGCGTGAGGCCCTGCCCAAGGAACTACTGGAGATGGCAAATGGCAAACCCCTGTAAAGGCAAGAAACTGAATACTCCGTGGCGTACCCCGGGTGGAAACAAGAAGTCCGCCGTGTGCGTCAAGGACGGAGAGAAGACCAAGGTGGTCCGCTTTGGCGACCCCAAGATGAAGATCAAGAAGCACATCCCGGGTCGTAGGGCCAACTTCAGGGCTAGGCACAACTGCGACAACCCGGGTCCAAAGACCAAGGCACGATACTGGTCGTGCAGGGCGTGGTGATCTATGCCCAAGGATGCGTGTTACCGTAAGGTCATGCGGTCGTATGGCAAGTGGTCCGCAAGGGCTGCTCAGGCTACCGCCAAGTGTCGCAAAGCCAAGGGAGATGTCCGTAAGGGTGAAGCCGGGGCTAACCTGAAGCGTTGGACAGACGAAAAGTGGGTCGATACCCGTACTGGTAAGCCCTGTGGTGGAGGCGGTAAGAACGAGTATTGCCGACCCAGCCGCAAGATCAGCAAGAAGACCCCCAAGACTGTGGGCGAAATGTCCAAGTCTGAACTGGCCGCTAAGAAGCGTGAAAAGATGAAGATCGGGATGCGTGGTGCATCTGGTCCCAAAGTGTCCCCTGCAAAGAGGTAATCATGTCAATGCTGAACAAGTTTGTTGTTCCTGAACTGAAGATTGCAAAGAAGACCGCTAAGGGCGGTAAGGATAACAAGTACAAGGCAAAGCCACACGCAGCCTTCCGTCCTTCAGTTGTTGCTGCTAGTAAGAGCGGGCTAACTGGGAGTGACGGTGTTCTGGGAGCGCCCCGTGGCGGTTTTGGTGGCGGTTTTGGTGGAGGTCTGCGGTAATGCCAAAGAAAGTTGTCGAAGCCCTGATGCGTAAGGGGATGTCCAAGAACAAGGCTTATGCCATTGCCTATGGACAGGTCAAGAATCGTCTTAAGGTTCGCAAGAAGGGAACTTAAAGATGTCCCGTGACTACGCAGAAGAATACCGTAAGTACGGTGGTACCAATAAGTACAAGAAGGATCGGGCCCATCGAAACAAGGTTCGACGGATGATGATCCGGGAAGGAAAGGTCCGTAAGAACGACGGTAAGGACATTGACCACAAGAACGGAAATCCCCGGGATAACCGTAGGTCAAATCTAAGGATCGTCCACCGATCAGTCAACCGGGCCAAGCACTAGAAAGGACCCATCCATGGACATCAAGTGGTCACCCTATGTTATCAAAGTGAACCCTGTTGAGATGCCCAAGGATGAATTTGGTCAATTCTTCTACTACCCTACTCCTGAGATACACATCTCTAAGGACCTTAGGGGTATACCCTACTACAGTACACTAGTACATGAACTACTAGAGATGGTGAATGGGGTCTATGAACTAGGTCTATCAGAGACTAAGATCAGGATCCTAGAGACATCCCTGATGCAACTGATGTGTCAGAACCCGGATGTCGTGACCAGTCTGGGAATGGCATTACAAGGCCCGGGTAGGGCAGAGGCCCCAGAGGTACCCCCCAAGGCTTAAAAGGTCACAGACGGGCTCCTAGGGGCTGCAAACGGGTGCCTAGGGGGTGATGGGGGTAGACGATAGGTGGCTGAAGTGGGGTAGGGCTGATTTTGGGAAAAAAATGTGAAAGGCTTTAATTGATATTTAGTCCGCCCGCTACCCCCCGTGGGTACCCGTGGCCGCTCGACGATATCCCCACGCTTTGACTAGGTCGGAAACGGGCGCGAGACTTGAACGGATCCAAGGGTGGGCCCATGGTTGAACCGATGGAATCACGGCGGGATTGTGGAGCGGGTCGTCTAGGGTCTAGACGCTTGCCTCTTCCTCGCCGTTTCGTTTCCGCATCTAGGGCTTGACACGGTCTAGGGTTTCGACTACTCTTCATCCGTGGCCGATTCCCTGCGCGTGCCGGGATCGGACCTAGTGCCTTGAATCGAAAGGATTGAATCATGTCCAAGCCTGAAACCGCCACCGTCACGCCCGCCTCGAAGCCCGCACCGAACGCCATGCCGAAGCGCATGAAGCCCCTGCACGATGCCCTCATGGGCGCAGCCTCGACGCTCTCCGGGTCCATGCGGGCGTTCGGCATCGCCGCCATCGCCGCCCTCGATGCTGGATGCCATTCGTTCCTGAAGGTCGAAGCCCTGCCCTACCTCACTCAAGCCCTCACTTCGCAGGGCATCGCCCGCGCTAGTGCCGATGCATCCGCTCGCATCGCGCTGGTGGGGTGGGCCGCTGGTCCCGATGCCATCGAGGGCTTGCCCGCGGATGGCCTTCGGCACCTCGCATCGGTGGGCAAGGACCTGCCCGAAGCGGATCGCAAGGCGGCCATCGTCGCCGCTCTCGACCACGCCAAGCGGAACGCAGCCAAGCCCGGCAAGCCGTCCGTTTCGGAATTGCGCGATGCCGCGGGCAAGGGCGCGAACGCGAAGCCCGCAACGGCTCAATTGGCCGACCTTGCCCTGAAGTGCGCGAAGGGCGATCACGCGAAGGCCATCGCCTTCCTGAAGGGGGCGATCGAGGCTGTCGAGGCCCAGCAGCGCGAGACCAGCGAGAAGCCCGCCAAGGGCGATCCGTCGCCCGCGACCATCGCGGCCCGCGCCGCGGCCATCCGCGCCGGGAAGGGCCAAGCCTAACGCGTCTAGACCCTAGACGCCCTCACTCGCCCCCGGGTCGCTATGGAGCGGCTCGGGGGCTTTCTCATGGGCGGACCGAAAAATTTATCGGGCCGCTGTCATCACTACTGTCATCAGGCCCGGTCGATTCCAGTCGATTCCAGACCGTCCCGACCCCAGTTCAATCCGGGTTCGCTCGCTGTCATCACTACTATCATC